GTTCTGCGGTGAAGGCTGCATAACCATAAACAACTGTTTTAACAGTTAGGTTACTTGCGCCTGTTGCCTCAAAACGAAGTGAGAATGGTGATCCTGGTTGCTCGAATAGGTGCATCTCGCGTGAATCAACCAAATAGATTTCATCTTGATCAGTGCTTAAAGTAGTTTGAACTGAAGCATCTGCAATAATTGGTAATCCAAGTAGTGAATAACCTGAGTTTCCATATTGTGCAGTGCCTGCTCCTGTTGCAACGGCGTTCATTGGGCCGTTTGCTGATGGAACTACTAATGGGCGATTTGAACTATCAACGCCTGCTAGCAAGAATGCTAGGCGGCGTGGGTGCATAATCCAATGTGTTGGAGTTGTAAATACATTGCTTTGAACTAATTGCAGTGCATTTGCCAACTTAGGATACAACAACGCAACAGTAGGAGTTGTTGCAGTAAATGTTACTGCGTTTCCACCAGAGGCACGAATACCCTTGATAGTTCCGTTTGTTCCAGCACCATTGATAATCTGTGAGTTCAATGTTGTGTGCCATGAACGAATTAGATCGCCAACTACAAAGGAATCAATACCTGTTCCACGCTCAATTGCTTGGCGTGATAGGTCTTGCTGTCCAGCGATAGTGCGTACATTTACAGTTAGCAATGTATCATCAGCATCAGTTTCAGAAACATCAGTTGCCTGAGTTTGTTGAATTGCTGTTGATGTACCAGTGGTCATGCGGCTGATGTTTAAAGTCATACCGCTTGGTGGTAGCGCGATCTTATTGGTTGCGAAATCTGCGGTTGGACGCCCAGCCCTAGCAAGGCCTGCGGCTAAATTCGTGAGATACTGTGGAACCACCAAACCTTCAAAATTTGCAGTTGTTCCATCACGGCGCTCAACTTCCTCCTCGCGCATGTGGCGAGCAAGACGATCTGAAGCAGCAAAATCTTGCTTGAACTGAGAATTGTAAGCATCTTTAATAAATGATGCTCCTGAATTTTCAGTATAGGTACGCTCCTCGCGGGTTACCTTTGCACCGCCAGCCTTTGGCATTGCTACATCTGCAACTGCTGCACGAACTTCTGCAACCTTAGCATCTGCATCTACCTGGGCCTTTAGGTTTTCAATCTTTGTATCTAGCGAGCGTGATTCGGTAACAAGAGCATCAACCTTCTCTGTTTCCTCAGCAGTTAGATCGGTGCGATTCTCTGCGGCTACTGCCTCAAGAACTGCATCCATCTCTGCCTTCACTGCATCGCGGCGTTCAATTACTTTGTCTAGGAAAGACATTAATTTAACTCCTCGGTTAGTTTGGATTTTGAGGTGGTGGCGATACCTTGCGCGGCGCTAAAGGGTGCGCAGTTCGCTCCGACTTCGATCTGTTGTATTTTTACAACAGAAATTTATTTTGTGTTATTTATTATTGCTTGGGCTAGGCGTAATGAAATCTTACGGCTTGCCTCATCTGATGGTTCTTTAAGAGGTGCAATACTTCTTAATTCACTTCTCTTATGCCCAACTAAAGTTTCAGTTGCTACATAACCATCGCGTAATTCTCTGTAAAGTCTAATTAAAACTGCTGGATCATCATCCTCGGCAGTAATGCTAAAGGTTGAATCAGGAATATTTAAAACACCTTCTTGCAACACTCGAACGATTCTGCCTCTTGCAGTTCCGCCACTTGAATCCCATTCAACAAAATCGCCAACTACATCAGTAGCCCGCATATCCTCATCATCCTCATCGTGATAACTAGAGGTATCTTGATCTAAGAAAGTGGACATAACTTGAAAGGCTCTCATAATATATTCGTGGCCTTCATCTAAATCAGAAAATATACTTTGCAAAATTAGCATATCCTCTGGGCTAACATCTCGCCCTGATTTTGCTGCTTCAAGTGCCTTAGCAATTTTTTCTCTAGCCTCAACTGTTGTAGTTGGGTAGGCTGGATAAGTTACTACTGATACATCGCCATCGGCTAATGAAACCTCAGTTAGAACTCTGCGGCTGCGATCCTCGCTCCATTTTTGGCGGATAACTCTGAAACCAAAACTCATTTGATCTACATCGCCACGCTCAACCAGTTTGTAAATATCGCGGGCCTCAGTTGTATCTGCTAACTCAGCCTCAAAATATAATCCGCGATCATCCTCATTTAACTTCAATGTTCCATTCTTTGATCGTGCTAGCGGTAAACCTTCGTGATTAATAAGTAATCTAACATCAGGAGTTTCAGTTAATGTTTTACGAAACGCTCCTGGCGCAATTGATTCTTTAAATGGTAGCGGAACACTTGATTCGTTAAATACGGCAGCGTAACCAGCAAGGCGCATCGTGCCATCCTCTGCTGATCTTGCTTGCACATCTTTTACTGTATAAGTGCGGCGTTCAATCTTTTTCATTTCTCTCCTTGATTCTGCTTCTGCATTCAGAGCATCAATTTTGCGTTGCGCCCAATTCTGCGCTCTATCTGAAAAATTGCTATCCCCACCCCAAAGAAGCCAAGCAACTAAACCTGCTCCTGGATAACCTGGATCGGATGGATTGTTATTTGATGGCGCTTTGCCATCTACTTGATGGCGGGCAAACCAAGGTGCCATCTTTCTAACTTTTGGTTCTGTTATTTTTCCAGCAGCCATATCTCTTGCCGCTGCGATGGTGGCTGGTACTAAACCATCGCCCCCAAAACCTTCGCTATAATATTTCAAACCACGCTTTGCGTTTTCTCTGATAAATGAAGGAACATCTAAATTAACTTGCCTATTTGCTTCATCTGCTTGCCAAGCATTGCAGTAATAACCGCCATCAACATAATCTAACCATTTTTCACACCAGGCTTTGGTACCTGCATCATTTTGCTTTTGTTCATTGTAGAAATAACAATTACCGCAGGCTCTACCTTCAGGAACATCATCTGCTAGTGCAGGTCTGTAATTATCAGGTAAAGCACGATTAGAAACTTCTCCGCCTGGCTCCATATCCTCAGCAATTGAAACTGCAACCATCTGATCTATTGCATCTTGCTTAGATGTGTGGCAACCGATAGTTGTATAAGAACCATCAGATTCCTCTTTTACAGTTGCCCAACCAGCGCAATCACTTTGTTTATCAGATATTAAATATGGCATAGGTTCCTAAACTAGAAGTAAAACATCAGCATCATCATCAAGTATTGAGAAATCAATTTGAGATATTGATTTACTTGATAACTTGCCTAGTTTTGTATTTGCTTTTGCAACCTTTATTGAAACTGTTATTTTTTCAGGCTCAATAATTTGAGGGAAATTAGGCTGAATATAATTAGGCTGGCCAACTTGACTTTGAATTACCTGACTACTTGGCACACTTGCACTCGCCGTTAATCCACCTAAAGCAGCAGTTGCCGATACAACATTTATTATTTGCGCAGTAGCGCTGGCTGTGGATGAACCTAGATTTGCCGTTGCTGTTGCGAAAGTTATTGGCCCTAGAACATCAACATCTAATTCAGATGAACCTAGGACAAATTGAGCCATTTATTAACTCGCGAGAGTTAGTGAAACTGTTAGTGATCCGCTTGGAATTGTAAAGGTATCTCCAGCAGTGTAAGCATTACCTGCAACAGTTCCTGAGAATAAAAAGTTGCCTGCGGTTAGATTATCCCAAACAGTAAAAAATGTAGCATCCTCGGAGCCTGCAATATTGCTCCAACTTATATCTGCATCAGAGGTCAATCCACCAGTTGAGGCTGCGCTGAAAGAAACTGATTTGCGAGTTGTTTCAGTAGCAGGGTTTGCAGTTCCTGCTGAACCTGGATCGCCAATATGAAGTTTTACATAAACATTAGCGGCTGAATAAGCAGTTGCATTTCCTACTGCATCAAGAAACTTATTGGCTAAGTAATTGCTTAAACCTGTTGCCATTACTCATCCCCTTCTATAAATTCCTCAATGATCTCATCAATGCGGCCTTCTTTATCGCGCTTAACTTTCTTGCGAACTCGCTTGCGCTCAATAGTATTTGTTACCTGAACAGTTGGTGATTCAACAGTTACATTAGGTGCAGCAACATTAACCTCTGGTGATTCCATCATTACTACTGGCTCAACAGTTACATTAGGTGCGGCAACATTTACAGTTGGCTCTGGCACATTAACAATTGTTTGTTGATTATCGTTGCGCTTCTCTCGGCTCTTAACCTCATAAACAGCGCTTGGATCGCCTGGGTCAATTGATGCAACCTGTTGCAACTGACTACTTGGAACGCCAGTGTGCTTCATCTTAGGTAAACCAATTGCAGCATTAACGGCTGCTGGATCGAAGCCAACTTGAATAAGTGCGGTAACAATTTCTGTTCTTAACTTTAAGCCAACATCTTTAGCATCAGCAGCATCAATGTTTTGTAGAGGAACTCGGTATTGATCGCCAGATTCACCTAAAGGAGATAAATCCTCAGTAGAACGAACATCATTTAAACTCAAGAAACCTTCACGCAAACCTTTTGTGTAAGCATCATAGCGTTCAATTGTTGTTCCGCGTAGAAGTGCATCAAGATTAAATTTAACAAAGCCATCTTTTTCAGGAAGCAAAGATGATAGTGCTTGCTCAATTCTTTCTAACAATGGGCGAAGTGAGTGTTGTACAAATGAAAGGTTCTGCGCTTCAACGCTAGCAAAACTCATCGCACCTGCAACTGGGTGTCCTAATAATGAAATCGGAACGCGGAACAAACGGGCAATTTCCTCAAGGCCGAAGCGGCGTGTATCTAATAACTGGGCATCCTGGGCGTTTAGTGAAAGTGGTTTAAATGCTGCACCACCTGTTAGCACACCAATCTTGCCAGCGCGGTAAGGGCCTGAATGAGTTATATTCCAATCGCGACCAATATTACTTGCTTGCTCCTCAGTTAATTCACCAGGTACTTCAATGATGCCGCCAGGGTTTGCTGCATTTCCAAAGTAAGAAGCGGCATAAGTATCAGCAGCCATAACAGCGCCGATAGTAATTCTTGCTGCTTCAACTGGGCCTAAGCCGTAGAAAGAACCAGGTAATTTAAATAATGGAATATGTAACAACTCATCTTTTGTAAGGGTCATTACTTTCTGATTGTAATCTTGAGTATAAACTCCACCTGCTGGATCGTACTCTTTAATAGTTACTTCATAAACAATTGGTTCATTTGGATTAGGGCGTTTAATTCTTACTGATTCAGGATTAATGCAATAAAGTTCT